GTGTCGTGCTTGTGCCGCCTAAACTGATAGATGTCGTGCCGATCGTTATGGCGCTGTTGGCCAACTGAGCGTTTGTTATGGTTCCGCTAAGGGCCGTTGTGGGTATCGTGCTTACCGCAGTGAACGCCGATGTGCCATTACCGACCAGGTAACCGGTCAGCGTAGAGGCCCCTGTACCGCCATTGGCGACGTTTAAAGTGCCGCCTAGGGTCAACGTACCAGAAGTTGTAATTGGGCCGCCTGTGAGCGTTAGACCGGTTGAGCCACCAGATCCGGACACGCTAGTCACCGTCCCAGTTCCCGCAATAGTCGTCCAAATTGTCTGGTAGTCTACGTTATTCGCTTTTGTCAGTACCTGACCTGGCAATCCGCCTGCAATAACTCCAGGTCCCGCGGGTCCTGTAGCACCGGTCGCGCCAGTGGCGCCTGTTAGTCCTGACGGTATCGTAAAGTTAAGAACCGCAGCACTGGAAGTGCCTGAGTTGTTGACCATCGCGCCTGTGCCCGGCGCGCCTGTGTTTGTTGTGCCGATCGCGATCGTTGCCGCCGCCCCGGCTGCTCCTGCGGGGCCGGTGGGTCCTGTCGCACCTGTCGCGCCTGTCGCGCCTGTCGCGCCTGTGGGCCCGGTCGCGCCAACTACCTGGCCAACGTCAGTAGGTCCACCAACGGCGTTTGTCAGAATTAAGTGTCCGCTGCCGTTAATAGACGCGGCTATGTACCCAGGGATTGGGCCTACAGTGGAGTTTGTTCCGTCACTGTAGTAAAAGATTAGGTTGTTATTGTTGAGGCCGACACTGGTAATTAGCTTACCAGGGGATACCGCATTGGCAATCTGATTGACAATGGCCTGCTTTGTCACGCCGTTCTGTACAATGGGTATTAAATCTGTCCCATTGACCGATACCGCGACGGGTAGTTGTGCAATACTCTGATCAGCCATGCTGATATGCCCTTTTTATTTTGTCAAATCGCCCGATTGTCCCGCTGTAGTGGACTTTACCGGCGTCTGCGTTATGAATATCGAGTTACGACTTGGATTATTTGGCTGTCTGACGCCACTCACTGGGCTATCAATCGGGCCACTTGGCGCATCGCCAGTTACCAACTCTTGCCCGCCAACCGGACCAATACCAAGGTACTGATCTGGCCTTGGGAACCTAAGCGCAATGTTCTCAGTCTGGAGTGCGGGCAGTCTCCATGGGTCAAAATCGTCTAAATCATCCTTACAGACCCGCATCCCAGGGAAGTTGGGGTCTGGCATTAGATCCACGTAGGGAAACTTGCGGCTGCATCTGTCGCATATTGCAACAGCTACGACGCTGTTTCCCAGTGTATCTATGTACTTAGGCATTACACACCAACTACTGGAGGTGTTTGATCGTCGTTTTTAACTAGATAGCCTTCAACATACGCAGCAACGTGTTGTGCGCCTGAACTTGAAGTAAACTGAAACTGCATATCAGTCCCTGCCGCAAAACTATTTGGTGCATATCTATGCACATCAACAAACAATTCAAAACTAATTTGTGCCGCTGATGATGTTATTCCATTTACTGTTGTCACCAGGTTATAAAGAACATAGTTCCCAGTCGATAGTGATGTACCAGACCATGCATTAATACGGTTTAAGTAGAATGTATATCCTGCGGGTACAGTATATATAGCCATCTGTGATCTACCATTACCTGGTAATATTACTGCATATGTAGTGCCGCCATTTGCCGCAGTAATAGTACCGACGTTATTTCCCGCATTTAAAACTAGTGAATTTATACGGAAGTATGTATTTACTGTAGCAACACCAGTCGTACCGTTTAATGCAACAACCTCAGATACTGGGTTATAATTTGAATCTAATCCATTAATAGTGACCTTAACGGCAGATGTATCTGATGCGGATGTACTGACGAGTGTCATTGTTACATTGCTATTTGGGTATACATATGCCTGAGCTAGTTCCCATAAAGCAATTTGTGTCGTACTTACAGCCGGCTGATATCCATTAATATTAAGGACTGAATGGCCCATAATTTGGTTACGGGCGACCTGTAACGCAAAAGGCTCAGTAGTACCCATCTTGGATACAGACTGAGGTGGTGATGGTATTTGTTGTAAGTTTGTGATTAAGTTTGATGACATAATTAATTCCTTGTAATAAAAAGTTGGGGGTGGTTAGCCCCCATAGGCAATTAATTAAGTATTTGTGTAGCCTTGACCAATGTTCGTGATAGAACCGTCATAGTTACGAGCTGTGTAGTCAACAGAGAACACCCCGGCCAAAGTACCAGTTACGCCAGAAGTTGTACCAACTGTGTAAGTGATAACTGCGTCAGAAGTGCCAACGTTAGCAAGCAATGCTGCAACAGCGGCTGTAGCTGTGAATGCAATTGAGATAACTCCGCCAGTTGTAGTAGGTGTGATTGTTCCTACCGCTGTGCCGTTAATTGCAACAGTGATCACCATGCCAGTGAAGGCTGATGGTGCTGTAGTCTCAAACAGCTTAACGTTGCTGACTATTGCGCCTGCGGGAATAATAACGGGATCAGGTGTAGTTGACGCGTTACCAGTTCCGTAGGTTGTGATCAGACCCGCAGCGTTTACGCCGGAGAATGAATTTTGTTGAGATGCATTTACTGCGCCTGTATTGTCCGGTGCAATAACGCCATTGTTGCTTGGGTTATTGTACTTATAGACGCGAATCGGTTGATTAAAGGTTACTGACATTTGATTTTTCCTATCAAGAGGGTGTCCCACTCAGTCGCTTGATCGTAGTCCTGGGAAGCGATCAGGACCCTGTTGGGGATTATTCTTCCTATTTATATTAATGCAAAATAGTTACAAAACACGCCCCAAAAAGCAAAAACCCGCCATGTAGGCGGGTTGCTAGGGACGCTAAAGATTACTCTTCGTCGTCTTCGTACTCTTCTTCCTCGTAGAGCTCCCACTCCTCTGTCTCTTCGTCAAAGTAGTACCACTCTTCCTCTTCCTCATCAAACCACCAGGCTGTGCCCTCGTCGTCAAACTCAACGCCATCATCTTCCTCGTCGAATTCAATATCAAACACTGGCAACAATGACTCTAAAAAGTCCTGAACAAAAGTCAGGTCCAGTTCAAAGGGCGATGTAATGGTCAAAGAAATGCCATTTGTGTCAATTGTGAAGTCCATTTAGTTTCCTTATTGTTATTTTATTGCGAATTTATTGCTCTTTTTTACGTTTTCTGAGCCTCGTATGACCGTTAAATTAGCGTACACGTGCAAACCGGAAACAAGTTTGCCCTGTAATGGTATTTGGTGGTCAACGTGCCACTCCTCTCCACTCTCCCGAGTGTACATTGCAGCCACAGAGTAAAGAGCGTTAATACGAAGTTTTTCGTCCTCTGTGACCCAATTTGGGGTCCTTTGCAGTTGCGCTGCTCGCCTTTTGGCCTCTAATGCTGCCTTTCTTGGTTTGTTTTTAGCGTCCCAAGCGCGGTTAGTAGCATTGTGCTTTTCTCTATTTTCTTCTCGCCATTTTTCAATAGCTTTAGATCTTTTTTCTGGATTTGCCAAAGCCCAAGCCCGAGCTCGTTCTTTTGCTAAATCTTTATTGCGCTCGTACCATTCCCGAGCCAATCTTTTTTGATTTTCTTTATCTTTTGCCATTCTACAATTATAACACAAAAAGGCTACCTTGTGAGTAGCCTTTTTGTTTACTTGTCAGTAATTATAGTCCGGCTGTACCGAATAAATTACGTGCATCGTGCCATCCTGTGGCGTAACGCTCTGTCGCTTTGTAGCGCATAGAGTCAGTTTCGAAGTCCCCCTCCATCGATTTCTCCATGGGGCGGCGCATTACGAGCATGAGTCCATTTTCTGCGTCAGTTTGAACGAACCAGGCTTTACTGGAGCTCAAACGGGTCACAACGTGAGCACCTTTTGGTAGCATACCAGTAGACTTGATTGGGTTCAAATCGTTGTCTGCTGAACCTGAACGGAGTACAGACTTGAGGATAACCTCAGCCTGGAACTCAAGTGCAGGTGGAACAACCAACTGTTCTGCTTTCAGACGAATACGTTTACCGTTGTTGTCGATTGCGGAACGGATCTGAATAAGCATTTGCTCAACGGATGTTTGGCTCAAAGAAGCAGCAGTTGATAACTGGTTGCTGTATGATCCACCGTTAGCTACAGGGTGAGCTGTGTTGATCAGCGTTACGCCGTCACCACCAACATATCCTGAAGTGAACGCAAAGTTCAGAATGTTAGCACACAAAG